CTACTCCGCTTTTTTGTCTTTTATATCATTAAAACTACCTTGTACAAGTCTTACTTCCTCAACTAGCTTGTCCTTAAAGAAAACAAGGCCAGCAATAATTACACCCCATATTATGCCACAGCCTAAGTAATGTCCTAACGCTCCTCCTATTGCAATCATAAGCATAGCTCTATACTGTGCCTTGATTGGAGGTTCCCAGTTGCTAAGAATAAGTCCTACTATAATAAGAACCAATGAAACTTGAATAATTGTTGATGTGATTTGAATGTCCATGATTAAACCTTCTTCCCTATATATCTTGTGTGATGTTTAAATAAGTAGCACTTACCCATCCTATTTTCCATACTTTTAATGGAGCATTATAATAGTAGACTTCTCTCCAGCCATCTGCCTTACCTACTATCTTAACTCTTTCATTAAGATTCAGTTCACCTTGAATGCCATAGTTAGTTCCTGCTCCATTTCTTACATTTAATACAGGAACAGTACAGTAAGCTATGCCTTCTTTTTTGCCTTCTGCTTTGTAAGCTATTCCTAATTGTCTTAATATACCCTTAGCTATTGCCACACCGAATGCTTCTTGCTCTGGTACTGTATCAATAATTTTGTTATCAACTTCATTATCAAGGAATGCACACTCAACAATTACTGCGTCCATATTTGTCTGTCTTATTACTGCATAGTAATCTCTATTATCAGCTCCTCTTCTTTCATATATCTTTACATAGTCTTGTCCAATAGCTTTCATCTCTGAACTTATCCTATTTGAAAGCTCTAGTCCTTTACCTCTGTAAACACTATGGATAACTTCGCCTCTGTCACCCTTACCAGCATTACAATGAATACTAACAAAGTATTGTGATCCACTTCTATTTGCTATGTTTGCTCTCTCATTAAGGTCTACATAAACATCACTTCTTCTAGTCATGACTACTTCTACACCATGCCTTTGAAGTTCCTTTTCGCATTTAAGTGCTACTGTTAAGTTAATAACCTTTTCTACAAGGCTTCTATAAGAAGCTCCACCATCTCTTCCACCATGTCCTGGATCTATTGTTACTCTTGCCATATATATGACCTCCTTTGTATAAATTGATATAAATAAAAAAACCTAGTTTAACTTACTAGGTTTCTCTTCATCATTTTGTGCATCTTTGAAGAAATCTACATGTTCTTTTGCATATTCATAACAAGCAGTTTCTAAATTTTCATAGTTATTACTGTTGAAATAATAATTGTATAACTTATCATTTTCACTACTTGAATCCATTAAGTCATTTACTCCAATGCACTCTATAAAAGCATTGGGATTATTATCTGCAATTTCTTTCGAATTGTATCCCATTAAGGCAAAGTTTACACGTTTCTGCCCTTTATTCTTACAGAACATATCAACTCTCCAATAATTGATAGTTGCTCCTGTGTCTAATGTTTTATTTTTAATTAAAGCCATATTATTTCCACCTTCCTATTGCTATATAAAAATATCCAAAAGCATTATTATTTTGAGTAGACGCACATACATAACTATTGAATCCAGACTTTGTAACCCCTCTTGTCTGGCCAAAACGCAATGCTCCACCATCATTCATTGTTAAAGTAACCATTGGAGTATCAACAAATTCATGTGGGAATATCCAGTTATCTGAGCTCATGAAATACCATCCACCTGATACATTTGCGAAATTACCTTTTGTGTAATTGTAAAGCCTTCTACATATTAATGTTCCATCATAGAACTTAGTCCATTCTCCATTTCCATTTGAACCTTTTTCAATTACATTCTGTCCACCACATCTAAGTCCGCCATTAGCATTAAAATAGTTAGTCATGAATTGATAGTTATTAGCCCATGCTCCAGACTTGTTATAGGTGTGAAGAGATATTCCCTCACCATTTGCTTCCATGTCTATATAAGCAAGATTTGTACCATTCTTCCTTTGGATTGATAGCACTTTCCCATCATTATCATTATTAATTGCTTTAATATTTATCGAATTATTTGCATATATAGCACTATCAGTTGATATGTTGCCAGCTACATCTAAGGTTCCGTCAACACTTACATACTCTCCAAATGTAGCTCCAACTTTAACATTCATAGAGTTAGCTGATAAGTCATGCGTTAATATACTGTTTGCATCAAATAATCCATCTGACCATGTATTCCCTTTAATGTTGAGTACATAACCATCATTAGCCTTAGCTCCACCAAGTCCTAAACCATATCTGTTAACAAAGGCTACAGGAGTATTTTCACCTACTGTTATCTCTCTATCCATTCTTGGAGATAAACCAGTATTATCTCCATAGCTTAAATCGATAGTGTAGCTTTTATTATCTGCAAGTCCAGTAAGCTCTATGATTTGCTCAATCTGTGATCCATCTAATACACCTTGCTGTCCATTGCTACAGTACCAATCTCCTACAGGTTGTACAGTCATTTCTGACCATAGAGATGTACTTGTGCTTATAACTATAGGAACTTTTGCTGTTGTACTTGCTCTTTCAATATTGTTTATCCATAATGAAGGAGCATTATAATAATGAAGTGTTACAGTATCACTTGTCTTTTCAGAGGTATAGCCATAACTTGTCTTTGTTATTACTTTAAAGGATAGTGTTTGCTTAGATGTCTGCTTATCTATATAAACATTCTCATATAGTCTATTTATATCACTTGCTATGGTTACATAAGAGCCAGCTCCGAATCTTCTTTGAACTGTATACGTAACAGCTCCTCCTAAATAATCTGAACCAGCATTCCATTCAAGTTTTATAACTCTGCCACTATCCGGTATGAAGTATTTAACATCATTAACCATTTGAATTGCAGTCGATACATTTTTATCTTTATTTATTACACAACTAGTCGGAGCCTTAGGAGCTGTCCTCATATCTGCATTTAATGATTTAGTGCTGCTTTTTTGCGTTCCATTGCTATTAGTAGTTGTCAGCGTGAATGTTAAAGTACCGTTAAAGTTACTTTTATTTAGTTTGCTGATTATATCACTTCTAAGGATATAAGCTCCAGAGGAAGGAGCTGTATCAACTATGGCTACACTAAGCTTAGATTCTGTAGTAGTGTTTCTATTGATAGTTACACCATCACAGGTTAGTGCATAATTGAATGTAGTGTTACCATTAGTATTCGAAGCTCCACTCCATGTAAATGCTAATGATGATGTTGAGTAGTTAATAGTAGATCCTCCAGCTAGAGTTGCTTGTGTGAACTTATTCTTATAAATAGCTGAACCCCAAAGTATGCTACTAGTTAATCCATAACTATCTTTAGCTTGTACACCATATTCATATTTAGTACCTTCTCCAAAGTTACCTACTGTAGTATCTGTAAAAGTAGTTGCTGGACTTATCTCCCATGAACCATTTGAAGCTCCATTTATCCATCTATGAACTTTAATCTTAGATATATTATTTTCTGCGTCACTGTAGCTCCAGCCATTGATAGTTATAGATGAAGTCTTCTCATTGAAATTATTAGCTACATTGTACTTAACTGAACCCGATATTTTAGGAGCAGTATTATATGAGCTTAGTGTAACTGTATCATATGATAAACTTGCACTATCATTGTATCTACCACTTGCTCCAGAGTTAGACTTAACCCTTAGATAGCAGCTAACTGTACCAGAGCTGTTAGTTAATCCAGTAGGATTGAGGTAGAACTCATAAGAGTGTCTACCTGTACCTTGCCATGTGGGACTATTTTCTTTAAGCCTTATGGTTTGACTAGAATTACCTATAGCTACAGTTGCGTCTAGATAGTAACCGAAGTAGTCATAAGCTGTACTCATATAAGCAGTTACAGTTACTTTATATGAAGCTCTTCCATCGCCCCTACTTGTTTGAACATATGATACATCATAATTAAATGTAGGAGCATTGTAAGGACTGACGTGTTTTCTAGCAAAATCTGCCATAGTTGTTCCTCCTTAGTTTATATAAAAGCCTATGCCAGCTTCTTCTGGTTCATTGCTCTTAATATGTCTTATTTCTATATTATGATTTTTACTGGTTATCTTAGAGGAAACAGAAAGCTCACCTTCTACAGTCACTTTAACATATTCCTTCTTATCTTTTCTTGTAAAGTAAAAGTCACCATCACTACTAGATACACCTTTGCTATCAAAGTTCAAAGTTTCACCATAAAGTTGTTTGATAACATGATGTCCTCCACCATTTCCTACAAGCTCTGTCTGGCCACTATCTTTGATATTTATATTAGTAGTGCTTCCAAAGTAATTTACTTTAGTATTTCTTATATTAAGGTTTCTTTCATCTTTAATGTATTCAATTCTTTTATCTGCACTTGTACCAATTAAGAAGTTAACGTCAAACTGAGCTTCTTCATCAGTCAAAAGTATCTTTTCAATTATGTCATTGTTATCTTTGATACTAACCTTAGCCTTAGTAGTGTTTGTATCTGATATATGAATGTTTCCTATACTAAGCTGTCCAGTAAAAGTTCCACCAAATTCTCCTCTAGTAGCACTTACTGTACCATCTTGATAGACTTTAAAAGGAGCTGTTTCTCTATCTTCATAGGAAGCTCCTGCCCATATTCTTACACTCTTATCAAGGTTTCCATAGTCAGTTATACCAGCCTTAGGAAGTATTATGTTTCCTCTTATTGTAGCTTGGTTGAAGACTGCGTTACCATCTGGAGTAATCTTATATCCAGTTTTTTCAGTAAAATTAGATGATGATAATGTGCCATCTATTAAAGTATCTCCATCTTCTGTTATCTGGAATGTAGGAGTGTTATTTTTATTGTTTACTGTAAGTCCTTTAACCTTTATCTTGTCAGCAGTAACACTTTCGGTTAGGATAGCTCCACCATTAATATAGGTTTTTCCATCAGCAGATCCATTTTTAAATATTTCATCAAAGTCAGATGAAAGTGAGCTAAAGCTTACTGCCCCTTCAAGATCAAGCATATCTCCTTTTATCTTTACATTCGATACAACTAACTGCTTAACATCTATAGTTACTGCTTGTAAGTTTTCTATGAAAGCCTTAAATGCAAATAAGTCCTTTATAATTATCTTATCTGGAGTAATGCTATCATCTTTTATCTTATCTGTGGTAACTGCATCATTCTTGATACCACCTTCATACACACCATAATCAGAATCGAAGATTACATCACCGTTTAAATCTCTAACTATGATTCCATAATGCTTTTGTGCGTCCTCCCCTATCTGTACTCTCACTATAGGAGTTTTATCTCTTATTTGAATTGTGTTACCTTCTATCGACAAGTTACCAGAAGGCGATACAACTCTTACCTTAGATGTATCTAATAAGCCAGATGTAATTTTAAGTGCTGATAAATCTCCAATTCTTGCACTATTGATTACAGCTTCTTCTGCACTAAGGTTAATTGTTTCAATAATATTAGATTTAAGAGTATTGAACTTACCTTCAAGAGCAATAAGTTGTCCTATAGTTGCCTTATCTGCTATTAACTTAGTTATATTAGCTTCAAATGCTTCAAGTTCTTCAGCACTAACTTTGTCTGCGATAAGCTTCTTAATAGTAGCAAGTTCAGCAGTAAGCTTTTCGGTTGTAACCATGTCTGCTAAAAGTTCATTGATAGTAGCCTTATATGCTTCCAGTTCCTCTATAGTTGCCTTCTTAGAAAGCATTACTTTAAATTCTGCTTTCTGTGCTTCAAACTCTTCTGCACTAACTTTTTTAGCAAGCAATTCATTAACTACTGCTTTATATGCTTCTAGCACTTCAACGGTTATTGTTGTAGCTTCTAATTTATCTACTCTGATATTAACTGCGTCTAATTCTTCAATAGAAGCTTTCTTAGCAATCAATTCTTCTAAAGTAGCTTTAACTGCATTAAGCTGTTCAACACTTATCTTCTGTGCAATTAACTCTATAATAGAAGCTTTTTCTGCTTCAAATTCTTCTACAGAAATCTTCTCAGCGATTAATTCTTTAGTCTTAATCTCAAGAGCTTTAAGTGCTTCAATAGTTGCTTTAGTAGCATTTAAGTATTGTATTTCTGCGTCAAGTGCTTCTAATTGTCCTATAGTTGCCTTATCAGCAATAAGCTTCTCAAGTTCTGCTCTAAGTGCAACAAGGTTCTCTATTGTAGCCGAGTTTACAACAAGCTCTTTTAATATGATTTGCTCCGTTACAATGTTTTCTATCTTTTGAGTTATGCTTCCCTTATACTCTGCTTTTTTCTTCTCTGGACTTTTCGCTACACTCATAAGCTCTGCCCCAAAGGAACCAGCATATCTATACTTGACTCTCATTAACGGTAGTTTTACTTTAGAGCCATCTTTTAGCGTAACTGATATGATATCACCTATATCTAGCGAAGGATCTCCTTGCATTTTGAGTGACAATGGATAAAAAGAGAGTGCTTTTAAATCGAATAATATTTCATCAAGCCTTGATTGTGTCATATATGGATTTGTTAGAACCATCTCTATTCCATCTGTAACTGTACCAGAAGCTAGAGCTTCTTCTTCACTTACGGAACAAGTTATCTTCTGAAGCTTATACAATGAATCCTGTTTGACTGGATTTGTGTATCTATCAGTATCAAGTTCATATTTAGCAGCAGACATTTTTAGAAGTTCTATCTTACCAGCTCTATTAAACCTAAAGTTACCTCCACAAAGCGAAGCAATATATCCCATCAGCTCTCTGTAGACCATGCCCTCTGGCTTTGTAACTATAGGGTAGGTAGGTATATTACCATCTATGCTTAACTTAAGCTTAGAAGCTATCTCATTCATCACCTCTGTAGTATTAGAAGGGAAGCTTAGCTCTGAAAAGTAACCAGTATTCAGTTTGTATGTGTAGTCATAACAAGTTATGGTTTTTACTGCTCCTTTTTCTTTTATATCTGCTACATAGAACTTACCCATAGGAATGTTTTCGAGATTTAGTCCGACTTTTACCTTAATAGTTGGTTCAACAGTAAAGCCAGCTCCTATGATTAATGACTTATGAACATTGAAAGTAAGTTTTGGGCAGATAACCTGTCCTATGATAAATTCATCTGCTGGAGCCATATCATATTCAAAGGTTAAGTCTTGAATATATATGTTTTCTACTACCTTACCAGCTATCTTCATTTCTAAGTCAAATTCTCTAATAGCTGACTTAATAGTTTCCTTGTATTCATCTGATGTTATATACATATCCCTACCTTACCTTTCTATGAAGTTAGCAGAGAAGGACTGATAAACTATCTTGCCATCTATTACAGAGTAAATAGAAGCTGTTCTGTCACCTACATAGAACGTTTTAGTAAGCTCTTTTCCTGCTTTTGCGTCAAAATAGGTTAGCTGAAAGAATACATCTTGCATAGCAGTAAGCAATGTACTCATGGAAGGTACGTCCATTGCATTCCAGCTACACTCTAGCTTTACTTTGCTGGTAATTCTATCTCTAATAAGCTCACCAGTTAAGCTTCGGAAAGTTTCATCTGAATCCATATCTGATATTGTGTAGGATATTTTAGAAGGATTCATAATTGCCTTCCCATTTATTTTTAGAATAGCCATATTAATGACCTCCTTTTTTGCATAATAAAAAGACTCATATCAGCAGTAACTGATACAAGCCTTTTAAAATATAATTTTAACTTTTAATTATCGATTAGTTACTTTATTGCACATAGCTTTTACGTAATCATAAAATCTCTTATCATTAAGTTTACTGTGTCTACCATCATATGTCTCACCCAATGAATTATAAAAAGATGTCTTTGCAAAAATAACAAAATCTCCTTTAAATACTCTTGTTACAATTGTGTCATCATCAGTAAACTTCTTTTCATTACCATATTCATCATAGTAATAACCTAAATTCCAAAAAGATCTATCAATGTAATATTTATGATTGATATATGCTAACTCCTCACAATCAAAGCCTCCCAAATCTTCATATACTCCAGATGGACTTAACTGTTCTGTTTCTATTCTAAAATAATCCCACTCATATTCATTTTGACAAGAGTGAAAAATTAGTTTTTTAGGTTTTAAAATCTTACATGATCTTCCACTGTATACTTCAATACACCCTTCTTCATCAGCTCCTTTAGTCTGTGTTAAATCTACCCCACCTCCGTTTGGACAAAGCATATGCCCTAAACTCTCATCACTTACAACACTGAGAACATTTATAATATCTTCTAATTCTGTCCATTCACATGTTATCGGACGTCCACATGGAAAAATTTTATTTATCCTGCACTCCCATGCTTTGATATTTTCTTTCTTAAAAGCACTACGCATAGTAAACACCTCACCCATCTTATTATCTTACAATTATACAACCTTCAATAAAATTTGTAAAATATATGATTAAATGTTGATTAATGTCGCCCCTACTTGCCCCTGTAATTCATTTATAGAGTTAATAGCAACTCTAGCAAACTCTGTAGAACCTACTTGAATAACTATATCTCTTGTATCTCCATTGTCTGTGCTTGGGAACTTTCTCTCCATAGCATTCTCTACTGCTTCTCCCATAGCCTGTGCTATCTTAGTAGTGAAGCTTGTATTTTCCAGTGGTACTACCATCTCTTTTTGAGAGCCACCACTTAGAGAATCTCCAGCGATATATGAACCCATAAGAGTAGGCTTATCTACAATACCTCCCCTAGCAAGTCTAGGAACATTTATTGTGCTAAGAGTGTTAATATTAACTCCTGGAATAGCATTGATTAATTTAATAGCTCTGTTAATAGCTCTAATAAATCCATTGATAGTATTCTCTGCAAAGTTAATAACTGTGTTAATAGTAGATTTGAATGCTCCACCCATTGCGTTACCAATAGATGTTGCTATATTAGTAAACTGGCTCTTAATAGTATTCCATACTCCACCGAAGAACTTACCCACAGGAGAGAATACATTCTTGATAGCTGTCCATGCGTCACTAAATATCTGTCCGAACCATGATACAACATTGCTGAATGTATCTTTGATTCCTTTCCAGCAATCCTTACCGAATTGGATCATTGCGTCCTTCCATTTATTAAAGTCATCTTTTATTGCATTGAATATTTCAAGTGCCTTATCTTTAATATCTGTGAAGAACTGCTTTATCTTTTCGACAGCTTCTCCAGTCTTTTCTTTTATCTTGTCCCATGCTTCTATAGCTATTTCCTTAATCTTATCCCAGTTCTTAGCCAGTAATACACCTGCTGTAATTAAAGCTCCTATTGCTAGTATTACAAGAGTAATTGGTGAAGTTAAGAATGCAACTACACCAGCGAATCCAGAAGTTATTGCAGTTGCTATTAAACATATACCGTTCCATATTCCTATCGCTAAATTAACTGCACCCCATGCTAATGCAAATGATGATACAAGGAGAGTGATTACATTGATTACTTCTTGATGTTCTTTCATCCAATCTCCTATTGCTGTTAAAGCTACTGCTAATCCTTCAAGTACAGATACAATTATGCCACCTGTCCATTCTGCGATTGGTTGTAAGAAATAATCCCATAACCATGTGAATGAAGTTTGAAAGCCTTTAAGAATAGGATCTAAAACTTTCAATGCACCCGATAATAAATCAAAGAAAGCTGGTAATGCGTCCTCTATTACCCATTTAGAAAGTGGAGCGAGTATATTTTCTATGAACCATAGAATACTTTCTCCGATGGTATCTATAATTGGTTTTATAGAAGCTTTAAGATTTTCGAAGCTTGCTATTAGATTATCGAATTTAATGCCAGCGAAATATCCTCTTATCTTTTCAGCTAGTTTGCTTATAGGAGTTTCTACTTGTGTCATGTCTATGTTAGGTTTTATATCCATATCTACAGAGCCACCACCAGCACCAGCTCCACCAGAGTCACCAGAACCACTATCTTTATTAGTACTCATTATGTTTATTTCATCGAATCCCATTAGTGAGCCTTTTAGCTTCTTAGCACTTGCTGTAGCACTATCTAAGTTTCCTCCTAAGTCAGATACATCACCAGCTACTGCTCCTATTCCTCCACCACTTCCACCAGAGGAAGTCATTTGAATACCGAACAGAGCGTACATAAAGTTAGCTATTACACCTAGTACCTTATTAAGTGCTCGCACAAATGAGTTAAGTATTGGAAGAACCACTTGTACTATTGGCATAAAGCATTTACCTAGAGATATCATTGTCTGATTTAGTTGTAATTGAAGTAATCTTAATTGGTTTGCAGGACTATCTATGCTTCTAGCAAAATCACCTTGCGCTGTTGATGTCTGAGCCATAATAGCTTGATATCTTATCATCATCTTCTCTGAATTGCTCATAGCGTCTTTGTAGCCATACTGCTTAAGAGTATTTACATCAACCATTATTCCTAGCTGTTTAAGAGCTTCTGTTTCTCCTGTTATACCACTTCTTAACTTAGTGAAAGCTTCATCAGAACTAATGTTATAGAAGGAAGCCATATCACCAGCAAGACTAGATAATGCTTTTGACATATCCATTGCACTATCCCTACCCATACCTAGTGAAGTAGCCATATTAAAAATGGTTGCTGCGTTTTTCTGTAACTCCTGTGACGCAACCCCTACACTATCCTGTAATGTATCTGCCCACTCTTCAATGGCCTTTGTATCTTTACCAAACACAACTCCGATTAGGTTAGCATTCTCTATAGAATCCATAGCACTTGATATAGATTTACCTATTGTTCTGAATACCATAAATACAGATAAGAACGGAAGTAACCTCTTAAGAGTGCCTATAAGTCCATTAGTAGAAGCTTTCACCCTATCTGTAGACTTTGCTAATGAATCTTGACTTGCCTTATATTTATGAGTGCTTATAGTAGCTTTGCTAATTTTAGCTGAAACATCTTTTATGGAATTGCTCCACTTCTTACCAGCTTCGCTTACTTTATTTATCGAACCTTTTATCTTGGTAAATGCTGTAGAGCCTGCTACTTGGAAAAGTCCTCGCTCTATTGCATATGTAGCCTGCGTTACTGCTATCTTTATTTTATTAGGTATTTCAGCCAACTTATCTGTTAAAGGCTTTATCTTATTTTGAATGGCTTGTATTTGAGTTTGTACTGCATTCATATTTGAAGATGAACCTCTATCAAATGACCTTGGAGCCGAAATAGTTGGTACTGCATTATCTTGTTTACTAGTTATGCCAGTTAAGGACTTTATCTTATCTACATAAGAAGCTATGGTTTCTTTAAATGAAGCCATCATGGTCTGATATACTGTTACAGTTTCCTGTAGAACTTCTCTTTGTCCATCTTCATCAAATGATTCTGAACCCCAGCCTATGTTTACCTCTTTGAAAGCATTCTTAAGAGGATCTTTTACACCCAGCTTCTCAAGTTGCTTTCTCTGTCTAGTAATCATGTCTTCATAATCTTTAGTAACAGCTTTGAAAACATTACCATATACATCTTTAACAGCTTCTGCGTCATTCTTTACAGCTTTACCTAGGTTACTTCCACTTATGGTTTGAATTATTCCAGCCTTTACTTCATTTCCTACTGCTTTCCCTACAGTTGCGCCCATAGCAAGGCTTGACATCATATCAGCAGTAGAAGAATTACTTTGCTTATTTTCTGCGTACTGTGTCTTGATAACTATATTAGTATTCACACCAGATATTGCAGTCTTAAGCTGATTAGTTGCATTTAAAGCTTCTTTGATAGAGTTGGTTGCTTTAGTAACACTTGTAGTTAATGCTTCCATGTTCTTTTTAACGTTAGTTACATTACTATTCATTGTCTTAAGAGAGTTGTTGACGCTATTAAGATTAGTAGTAAGTTTACCGAAGGATCTGTCTATCTCTTTAGCTCCTTTATTGATTTCAGTTTGTACTTTCTTGAACTCTGATTGAAGTTTACTCATATTAGCTGAAATAATAATCTGTAACTGTTCTATAGTTAATTGTTCTGCCATGCTTTACACCTCCATTATTTTTTAAATTTCTTATTGTGAGCCATAGCAAAGTTCATAAACCTTGCTACGTCTACTGACCAATCCTTCTCTTTCTTCTGCTCCTTGACTACATCATCAAATAGGCCTGGGAAAGCTTTATCTATACTTGGATATTCACTGTTAGAATCAAGAAGGCGAGCTACACTTGCACCGATTAAATCAGCTAACCTATATGTAAGTGAAGCTTGCTCTCTTGTCCTTTCTAATTTTTCATCATTGTAGGCTTTGAGATATATACAAATTTCACCATAGGTAAGCTCCCAATAATTATTTATGGATATTCCGGCTCTTACTGCGAGTGGAAGTAATTCATTGAATACTTCTTCTAGTGTCTGAGGTTTTGTGGGCAAAGCTTTCCCTTGCCCACTACTTAGTTTTTTGCCTCTTCACCTTGCTTCTGCTCTTCCTTGAAGAATCCAGACACTTTGAATACTTCTAAAATTACAGGCATAAGCTCTACTAATGTTCCACCAGCTTCTACGTACTCATCATATAAGTCATAAGTCTTTTCTTCTGTGTAGCCATGTTCAAATGCTTGTAAAGATGAATGAAGAATAGTGATTAATGTACCTACCTTTGGCATTGAACCATTAGATAGCTCCATCATTACATCTAGTGGAGATTTGCCAAGCTTTCTTTCTAGCTCTACACAATCTCTTGCTCTAAGTCTTAGTTTTAATTCTTTAGTTCCTATAGTTAAATTTGTATACATCATGTTAAATTACCTCACTTTGATTATTATTAGTAAAAAAAATAAGGGGCAGATGTTGCCCCTGTGTTTGTCTTATGCTGGATTTGATACTTCCATATCGCTGTTTAATGTTAGAGTAGCTGTGAATGTTAAAGCTCCGTTTACAGAAGCTCCATCTAACTTAGTTGCTACAGAAGCTGAGAATGTAAAAGCAGTTCCATCTGGAAGCTCTACTTTATATTCATCTATTCCCTCTGCTTCCTCTAGTCCTCTTAATATTCTGTAAGAAGCTCCTTCTCCAGAGTTATCATATAAGAACTTGAATGCTAAATCTCCATAGTCTTTGATACCATTGATGTATCTCTTAGAGCCATCTGCTAGAGTAGTTACCTCAACTTTCTCTACTGTTCCACCCAATTCAGGTACTTCTTGCAAATCAGGGATTACAACAAATTCTGTGTCCTTCTTATAAGATAGTGTTATACCTTTTGATAATATTCCTTGTCCTGCCATGTGCATGACCTCCTTAGTTATTCAATAGTTCTTTTGCTGTGCCCTTATATTTGATTACTTTCTGAAAAAGGGCATTATTAAAGACTTCAAGAGAACTCAATCTCCTAAAGCCTAATGGTTTCATTATTCTATCTATCTCTATAGCTTTTTCGCTAAGAGTTCTAATATCACTTGCCCACACTTTAATCATGAATGTCACATCACTATAAGAGAGCGTGTCCCCTACTAAGGTATCTGCATTGTTAATCTCGGTATATGTGATACAAGGATATTGTGTCTTGTCATTTAAGAAGCTTTCATAGAAAATTGGTAGTCCAGCTTTTTGCAGCTCCTTAACTAACTGTGGCTTATAATCAATCATTATCTAGCCACCTTTCTAATATGTTTTATAATATCTTTTATAATATATTTTCTATTAGCTTCTAATGCTGGATTCATAAAGGGTTTCGCCCTCTGGTCTTTGTCACCATACTCAACATTTACTGCGTACTCTACGTCTGTTCCTATGCTTACCTCTTGCTGTGCTGAATTTACTTTAACGGTAATTGAATCACGTAATGTACCTGTTTGTACTGGGCATAGTTCCTGTGCGTCTTCCTTTATTGTATTGGCAGTTTCTTTTAATGAATCCATGTATAAGTTCTTACTTGATAATGTGTTGAGTTTTGAAATTAAGCTGTCCATGTTTTTAATAGTTACTGCCATGCTACACCTCTTGTAATGATAATTGAGCAAGTCTTCCGAAGTTATTTGTATATCTAATCATGTACGCTGTATCTCCATCAACTAGCTTCATATCTGTAGAAAGTGTTTTATCTTGAGTTAGTCCTATGTGTGTAGCTTCTACATAGCGAATATCTTTTTCATTCACCTTGTATTCCTTATTATTGATAGCAACGTCTACAGTCTTGCTATAGATAAAAGAAGAAGCTGGTTGACCATACTCATCATATCCAGCTTCTCTCACATAGAGCTTATAAGGTTTCATCTGATTATTTATCATAGAGTTCTAACCTTCTTAAATCTATTAAGAGCTTTATATATATCTACTGGATAATCGAATAGTAGGCTTTCAGATACACCACTATAAGATTGAGCCGATAATCCTTCTGCTCCTATTTGTGTTTTCTTGTACCTTACCATTTTGCATACTGTAGAATCTAGTGAGTTGTTATACACAGTAAGGTTACAATAAGCCATAGCGTCTGCTTTAGCTTCATCTATGAGTGCTTCGAAGAATGAATCCTTAGATTCATCCTCTTCTGCAATTCCATAGAACAGCTTTAGGTTCTCTAGTATATCCATTCTCGAAGCCTGTCCTTTCTACTATACTGCTGGTTTACCTACTACAACTGCGCCCTCTTTGTTGTTAAGCTTGAATGCGTCATAGTAAACTCTTCCCTCTACTAATGCACCGTTATATCCTGGAGCATCCATATGAACTATATAATCTTGAAGCTTATCTGCTGCACAAGTAGCACATGGGTGGCAAGCGATGAACTCCACACCTTCTGGCATTCTATTTGCAGGCACTTTAATTACTGCAAATCCATCTATTTCACCAACTTGTCCTTTAAACTTGATACTCATACCAGACTCTGAAGCCAATACAAATGAAGGATCTAGCTTTATTCCTTTATAGAAACTGTTCTTAACGTACAGTATTCTTCCTTCTTGTGGAACTAAAGCTTCATCCATTTTCTCTGTTGCATCTAATACTGCTTCATATGGCTTTTTAGCAACTATAATTACTTCTTCTGCGCCTTCTGCAATCTTTTCGAATCTATAAGTATCAATCATTGGTATAATCTCTTGATCTATTTGTCTTGCTAAAGCTTCTGAAGCTTTTATCATTGTTTCTTCCTCATTCATCTTATCTATTGTGAATGTAAAAGATTTGTCTTGAGTTAATGTAGCTTCTTGGATCTCATTTTGAAGCTCAGTTGGATTACCATATCTATTAGAACCAACTCTTGAATAATCATTCATTGGTACTGTTGGTACAGAAGTAATCTTGATTGTCTTAGCTCCTTCGAATGAATAGTCATGGTTTACACCAGCATTGGATAGTGAACCAGCTTTAAATCTTTCATCTACTTTTTTTGCAAATTTTTCTGTTAATGTTATAGCCATATAATATGACCTCCTTAGTTAATAATTTTTTGTATTAAAAAAGACTGGTTAATTACCAGCCTGTTTTTGAAAATGCTTTTAATAATGGATCTGTTTCTTCATCTGTAGGAATTACATTCGGCTTAGATGGTGTTGTACCAGCAAGTGCTCTATCTGTAGCACTCTTAATAGCCATATCCCATACTGTCTTGAACTTTCTTACATTCATAATTGTTTCTTCTTCATCTGAACCAATTAAAAACGGAGCTAATGAAGTATCTACACCATAGCTTCTAAGTTGTTCTGTAGCTTTGATGTTCAGTTCAGCTTTCATAGACTTAGCCTTAAATTCAGCCAGCTCTCTTCTTTGCTCTTCCATATCAGCTCTTAGTCTTTCTTCTGCTGACATCTCTGCAAGTTTTCTTTGCTTTTCAGCTTCTTTTTCCATTCTTGTTTTCTCTCTAGCAAGTCTTTTAGTAATCATTAGCTCTACGTCCTCTTGTGAGAAGAACTTCTGACCTTCTGGAGCTACTTGCTCTTGATTTTCTACTTGTTGTGTTTCTGTTGATTGAATGTTTTCTTCCATAGTTAATTACCTCCAGTTTTAAGTCCGAGTAGACTAATATCCGAGTTATTCTTTAGAGCCTATAACAAGTAAAAAAGGCATAATAAAAGCACCCAGTTAAATGAGTGCTTGTAAATTTTCTATAGCTTTATTTGCATTTATGATATTGTGTTTAAAATGTTCTATTTGCTCTTGAATCATATTAGCTTCTTTCTCATCATATTCAAGAGTAGTTGGCAGATGTGGCTCTGTATAGTTGGGAGCAGTCCAGATTTCCTTTTTTTCAGCATCTGTATCTGTAGAAAGCAATTCTATTTCTCCAAGCTGGATTGCTTCTTTATAGTTAGGCAAGCTATTCCATATCTCCTTACCCATTTTGAAAGTAAATTTTCCACTTCCACCCTTATAATAGGATTTTGTTATAATCATTTCAACTTTAACAATATCCATTGGGTATGGATAAGTAACATACATTCCTGCCCTTGTTCTGCCGATTTCTGTATCTGTTCTGTACTGAGCATAACATAGAGAGGTTGGATCAAAAGCTGGCAAATAATAACCTGTTCCATAAAATTCTCCATCCGAATCTACATTACCAATAGTTTTCATTTGGTCGCCATTTGGATATTTGTTAGGAATATTTGTTTCATATGCTCTCATTTCAAGCCTTTTAATTTCTCCGTCAAAGTCTTTAAACCATAGATATAATTTATAATAAGGATTGTTGGTAGTTGTATCTGGAGCACTCATATCAGCAGTAAAATAAAATCTATTTGCTAACACGCCTGTAGGACTTGAAACTTCTATACTGTCTATATTACCAGCCATAGTTTCAAATGAATCTGTAGGAGCTGTTTCAACTCCTTTACTTGTAATTGATGTAGCAAGAAACTCCTTACCAGCTCTTGTATTGGCTATTTCAGTTTCAAGTTCTGTCTGAAGCTCACCCATCTCAGCCATGTGCTGATTATTTATATCTTCGATAATCTGTAGATGTTCTTCTTCCATAGCTCCCATTTGAGCTAAGTATTCATCTTCCATGGTTTCCATTTCAAGCTCATGGGTTGCGTCTATATCTTCTTTCGCTTTATCTATGTTAGAAGCCATTTTCTCTAATGCGTCAGAAGGAGCTGTAGGCTCACCTAGATTAGTAATAGAAGTTGCTAGCGCTTTTCTTCCTTCTGTAAGGTCTTCTATAACATAGTCTTCATTCATGTCACCAGCAGTGTCTTCTACAAAGATTGAGAAGGCCGGAACTGTAACTCTATTGTTCTCTAAGTCAAATAAATGAATATGACAAAGATGTTCACCTACTTCTTCGAGCTGGTCTAGTATAGCAGCTTCTATGTGTAGGGATATTATGCTGTCCTGTACTTGTTCTTTTGGGATAGTTACAGGCTCTTTGGTAGGAGGAACTATTACAGCTCCTGCAAATGTGCTATCTAATGTGTAGGGATTATCTATTAATGTGATATTTAAGATAACTCCTCTATCTTTTCTGTATAAATAAATCTTGCTATCTGGCTTAGATTTGTTATTCTTGATTGTTAGGTTCACTTTTCTTGTTATCATCTTCTACTTGCACCTCCCTGTCTATCTGAGAAGCTTCTGAAGGGTTCTCTTTAGCTTCTTTCTTTAACTGCTTTATCTCCAATTCTACGTCTTGTACAAAAGGTAGCTGTGATAACTGTGTATGCTTTGATACAATACCAGAAAGCGCAGCCATAGTTGAAGCTATCTCTGAATCATTGATTGGTAAGTTGGAGCTGAACTTTATCTCTATATCGAGAGGATCTATAGAAGCTCCATATCTTTTCATGTATGTGTTAATCATATTAAGTCTTTTAGCAAGTCCTTTTCTAAACCATCGCTCTTTCTCTTGTCTTAGCTGCTCAAGAGATTGAAACTTGAACTTAATAGCTACTCCACTAAGGTTGCCTGAAAATTCTGTGTCAGTAAGGTCTGGTGTAAAGCTGAACTTGTGAATGTCATGCTTTATTCTATCTTTGATATTTTGTGCGTAAGTATCATTGATTGTCTTAACTAGCCAATCTGCGTCACCATCGCCATCAACTAAAATAACTTTATCATCTTTAATCTTTGCTATATCATCTTCATCTGTGCCAGATAAGTTCTTTAATTTAAGCAGAGCGTCTGTAAAGTCCTTCAAATCATCAAGTGATGTAGATGTTGCGTCATTGTATGCGTCTACAAGACTGATTACATCTTCAAAGTCACCTTTTTTGAACTTGTTGTTCCTGTACTCGATCACAGGACAATGGCCGATATTATGAGTTTCTGTCTTAAGCAGCTTGTATGAGAAGTCCTTAGGTGTGCAAGTATCTTTGATGTACTCATAAGTAGCTACTTGTGATGAATCATACACTTCCATAATGACTCTTACTTTGTTATCAGCCAGCTCCTGTTCATCGAAGATTACTGCGTCTGTAATTGTTGGCTTTATCTTCCCATCATCTAGGGTTAATACGTTGCGAGGATCTACGGAAGCAAAACAGTATTTACTAGCTTCATCTAAATAGATAAGTTCATACGCTACTCCGAAAATACTCATATCAAGAGCTAACTCTGCATTGTGTGAGCTTTCATAGTTATAGCGATGTATCTTCTCCAGCTCTTTCATTTGTTCAGCTTGATACACATAAGTAATAGGCGAACCTATGAAATAGCCTGTAGCCATTGTTGAAATATATTTAGGATAGTTATTCATTATCTTACTAGGAGCTTGTCCGTTGCTTCGATTTGGTTTATATAAAATGCTATGCTTACCGTCATAATAATTAAGAAGCTTCTCTAGTCTAAGCTTGTTACTAATACAGTAATTATCATATAGCTTTCTTGCTTGTTCGAATGTTATCATTGTTTCCTCCTTAATTAAAAATTTGAAGTTCATTTTTTAGGTGTTATTTGAATACAAAAGTTCATTTGAGGTTCACTTTTTAGGTGTTATTTGAATACATAAGTTCACTTTTATAATCCTAATGCTGACTTTTCTAATGTTCTTAGTCTGTTCTTTGTATTGAATTTCTCACAGCCATATCTTATTGCGTCAATACAATGATTAAAGTCATCGATAGGCTTGTTTATATATTCTTCTGTCTTCTTATCCTTCTGCCATGTGTAATTCTGAAACTCTGTTAAAGTGTTTACGCATTTATCAGAGATGACTATGTTCCTGGATTGGAGCCATAAGATACCATGGAGGATACTATCCGAGCCTTTCTTTGCTGCTTCTATCTTCAAGCCTTTTAATTTAAGCTCCTTGATTAATCTAGGCTCTGCACAGTCACCGATTATGCGATATTTATTAAAGCCTTTCTTAACTACAGAGCTGTAGATTTCATCTGTAAGCATGTGTAGGCGATATATTTCATCAAGTATATATAGGGTATCAGTAGAAGCTGAATAGCCAAGTAGAATGGCTGTGGTTGGATCATTTGTAAAACCGAAGTCCATTCCAATAATGAAGCTGGTGTCTTTCGGAAGTTCTATGTCCTTCTCTTGCATGACTTGATAGTTTGTTAGTATCAGTTTATCCAGAGTTGCGTAATCTCCTAGTGCGTAAACTTTAAAATAAGTTGGGTTTGTCTTAGCCATGTTGAGTAGATTGTCTACATAGGCTTTAGGTAAAAATGCGTTATCTTTGTAGTTGGTTTTCAATATGAAAGTGTTTGGAGGAGCTTCTTTTTCAAAGTAGGTCTTATAGGTCCAATTAGCTTTTGACACAGGGTTGAACATCATCATTATCTGCTGGTTAGAAGCTTTACTTCTAAGTCTTAAGTCTAGCTGTGTAACATCATCATAGTTTAGCTCTGTAGCTTCTTCGATAAGGATATCATCAATACCAGATATTGATTTGATTTTCTCTCTGTCATCTAAACCCTTGAAAATAAAAAGAGAGCCATTCTTAAGCGTTATACTTAAGTTGCTCTTATTGATCTTACTTGTATTATAAAGTCCCATCTCAGATAAGCCTGTGACAAATTCTTTAAATATGGAATCTCTAATTGTAGCTCCTACTTTTCTTATAACAAGAGCTGTACGTTTTTCTCTACTGTATTTTAAGATGAAGTATTGTATAGCGAATTTGGATTTGCCACTTCCAGCTCCTCCATAGAGTACTATAGTACGTTCCTTCCTTGAGAAAACAGGTTGATATGCTTTATTAATAGCTACTTGTACTTTAGCCATCTTGTACTCCATTTTCTACAAAGCATACTTCTATAGTAGTAGAGTTATCTATTTCTTCTTGTAGTGTAAACATATTGTATTTCTTCATCAGAAGCTCTGCTGCTTTAAGTCGGTCTGAATCTCTTTCGCTACTTCTCATTAAGCCTGTTAAAGTAGTGAGTATTTCTCGCTGATCTGCAATCATCTCATCTTGCAGTTGAAGAAGCCTTTCATCGATATAATCTCGAATTTCTTGTTTTTGCAAGTTTTCATTTCCAATCGAGCCAGCAGACTTCTCTGAGTAACCAGCTAAGCGAGCAGCTTCGCTTGCGTTGCCAGATTCTATGTAAAAGTCTGCGAATCTCTTTTGTTTTAAAGTCAGTGACATTAACGAAGCCACTCCTTTCTATTATTTTTTTATACTTGTTTTAATTACTGTTACGTCATAATGCGTACCAGTTTTCTCTGCTTTAATCTCTAAGGCTTCTGTAATCTCTTCGCCCTCTTTGATTAAGGCAGAAATTTGACTGTTAATATAACTATACAGTTCCTCATCTGTTTCGATTTTTACTGTTTCTTTACACATATTATCTACTCCTCTATCTAGTCTAGTAATTCTATAATCTCTATCTAGTTCCTTTTAATTCTTTGATTTTACTATCTAGTTGTCTGTTTAAAGCTATAGAGAAACCTGTAATTAACCCCATACTAGCTCCTATAAGAATCATGATTATTGTATAGATTATAAATAATGCTGTGTTCATTTAATTCTCTCCTTGCTTTTTATTTATTAAAGTTATAAAATATATTTGTTAAGTAGAGCGATGTTTGACTCAACATCATTCTCGAAGCACAGCTACGCAAGTAGTTGTGCTTTTTTGTTTGCAAATTGTTCTGTTTCTATCGCCATGATAGGATAGAAGCAATCTTTATCTAAAGTAAACTTGTTATGTGTAACCGGCACTTTATAGCCTAACTTATTATCCATGTTTTTCAATGACACTAATGGGCAATTTGCTTTAACGAAGCAAGGATCTATTACTGCGTATAAGTTGTTTAATGTATCTATAAACAATATATAATAGTTGTTGTATTTATCTGTATTATGTATTTTATGCTTTTTTACTGGGATAGTGCTGTATATTAGATTAGTACACTGCACTTCTAAGTAATACTGCGTGCCATCTTGCATTGTCACTAAAAAATCTGGCTCTGTAAAAGAATCCTTATTTCCATCTAGCTGTATCCCATTTTTATCTGCTCCTATTTTCTCTACAGAAGAGATGTAAGTGTCATATGTGAAGCAATGTCTTAGCATTTCTTCAAAAAAGTTATTGACTATTACTCTCTCGATATAATCTTCTTTCACCCTGTTTCCTTTTGCATAGTCATAAGTACTATCAAATTGTTGGCTTGAAAAAAAGTTTATCTGTTCTTCTAAGTATGCTTCTACATCTTCCATATCATATTCTAAGCCGAAGTTTTGGTTTAACTTGTACATACCTTCCAAAGTGTATTTTTGTTTGTTGCTTCTAAAATTAATCATTTGTTTTGTTCCTCCTCAATAATTGGTTGATAACCTTTTATTACTTGGAACTATGTATTAATACACAGTCACTTCTAAATATTTTTGATATAATAAAATAAAAAGGAGCTGTGTGTTATGTATAAAGATATAAACTATCTAGCAGATATATTATTAAGTGCTATTATTTCTATTCGAGAAAATATGAATGAAGTTACTGCGAATCAAGTGACAGAAAATCTTCTAAGCAATTCAGATTGGCATGTATTAGCCGAATATATGGAGGACGCAATAGAGCAGTCCAATTTTGACACTGTGCTTGTTAAAGAGCAGCTAGTTTATTTCTTAAAAACCGATAATTATTGGATAACTTGGACAAAAAAATGTGCCCAGCTTTTTTAGGAGCTGGGCTTTGAGGAGAGATTATGTGAGCATTATATAATAGTTTTAAAGGAGAGAAATTATGAACTAAGCACTGCGAGCGACTTAGCACTTAGTAATACTTAAAATAAGTTTATACTATATATAACGATCCATTTTAGTTATTTTTGATGGTTCATCTTCACTTTTTTCAAGTTTTTCTTCTAGTTCTGCAAGTTTCTGCTCGAATAAGCATATAAGCTTCATATGCGTATGAATTGGAAGATGATCTATGTAATCTTCTATAAACTCGCTTACATTAACTTTATCTTCTAGTGTAGTCTTCTCGCTATACACTATATCAAATACTACATCTTCATCGATGTATTTTTTTATTTGTCTTATTCCCTTGTTGTTAGTCAATTCTCTTAATATATTTATGTTATTCATGTTTTCTATCTCCTTTGCTGTTCCATTATATTGTCTATAATATGTGTTTAATACTCTCTTAGCAATTCGCTTTCTAAATGCTGGTGCATTATTGTTTGCGTTAATCCCACTACATTCTAAAAACTTAAGCTGGGTTTTTGTTAAGATCGCTTCCTTATTCTTTAAGAACCATTTTATAAAAGGGTTATGGCTATCTTCTATATCATCATATATGTTGCTATTAGATATTAAAAAGCTATCTATAATCTCTTCACCTGTGGCTTCATCAATTCCATATGCTTCAATAGTCGAGAAGTTCATATCTCCATATTTACTTTTTTTAAGTTCATCTTTTATATGACCTTCAACTTTCTTTTCTAAAAAGCTCCAGTATGTAGCCATAAGCTTATCTTGTTCATGTAGACGTTCGATTATATATTCTTCTGTAATCTGTCCAGCCTTAATTAGTTTCTTTGTTTCTCTTACTATAACTAGAGCTACTTCCTGTGTTATATCATCAGCTGTATAGTATTCGCATTCTTTAGAGTTCACTATTGAGCTGGCTATCTTATTCAATTTAGCTATCATTGGATGCTTCGGCACTAAGTTATAGCCATAATACTCGGATTTAAAATAATTGTTAGTTTCTTTTGTAGTATAGAGATGTTTCATTAATTTGTTCATCTTCATCTGCTCCTTCATCATTTGTTTTATTGTTTACTAATAAATCATTTAAAGTTGCTCTAGTTAAAACTAGCTTAGTTACATCTATATTTTCACGCACGTATTTACTAAGTGCTTTATTAATGGCTTCTTCTTGAAGTTTTTTCTTTATCTGTATTCTTTTAATTATGTTAAATTTGCTACATTGTCTTTCTAATTTATTTTCTCTTTTTAGTATATTCATCCTCTTACTCCTTCATCATTTGTTATTAGCTTGTTGCCTTTCTATAAATAGTATTACTGCTATATATATGCTCTTTACACATTAAGATAAAAATATTTTTCAAAAAAGTTAAAGAAGTGACAACGATATTAGATTGCCACTTTTAATTTCTTGTTTCTGTTTATATAGTTATCTACTTTTACAATCTTGCCTGCTTCTAAGTCGATATGAGGTACTTGCTCTAAGCCTGCTACTATCCATTCTTGTCTAGTGTCTGTCATAATATCATAGTAACTTTCTCTGCTGACGCTATCCATCATATCATTCGCATGTTTTGCTACAATATTAAAGTTCATCATACTTTGTTTAGCTCTATTAACCCATGTAGACTTTTGGTCTGCACTTAGTACATTAGGTCTTACTGCTGTTATATTCTTAATCATTTCTTTTATAAGATTAGCTCTCTTGCCTTCTGTAAGCTCTCCAGACTTCTTAGTAGTTGGCATTTGTACTACTACAGTTTCTTCTTTCTTCATAGAAGGAGGTGCTGGAGGTTTTGGTAAATTCATAGATGGTCTTATTGTAGGTCTAAAACCAGCTGGAGGTTTAGGTAGGCTTAGCTTCGATGTATTCATAGGAGGAGCAGAAGGTGTTGCCGAAGCTGGCTTAATATCTGTAACCTCTTCTTCAACTGCTTCATCTGTGTACTTCTCTTCCATAGAAGGGTAAGAGAAGTAGTAATAATTAGATTTATGCTTACTACCGCTTGCCTTACTCTGCTCCCAAGCTATCCACTTCTTCTCTCTAAGAATGTCTAAGTATTTAAATACTGCTCTTTCACTCATGCCTGTTTTTTCTGCTATAGAAGAAGCAGACGGAAAACATTCTCCTGTTTTAGTATTAAGTCTGCTTAGAAGTTCTTCATATACAACCCACGCATACACTCCAACTTCTGTTAGTATCCTATTTCTTAAATGATTATTGACTTTAGTGAATGTATACTTATTATCTAAGTAATCTCTGTATTTTTTTCTGCTTTTGTTTATTTCCATTGCTTTCCTTTTCATCTTAAATCGCTCCTATTCTTTCTCTATATTCTCCAAGGTTAATTATTTTGTTTTTCTTAGTTTCTACAACCTCTACAGGCTCTTCTGGCACATAGTACATGATATAGTAATCAATCAATCTTTTGTTCTTTTTACCTGCTTTTTTTTCTCTAGTAAACATATTTGTTGCTTCTAGTTTCTTATAAGCTACTTCAAAAGTTTTCTGTCCAAGTTTGCTCGCTTTTCTTAGCTGGCTTTGAGAAGATATTATGTCACCGTCTTCATCTATCTGAGCCATAATAGCAAGATATATCACCAATCCATTCGGTCCGCATTTTTCGATTATATAATTAAAGGTTGAAATATTTATATCCATGTTTTCTCCTCCTCCTACTCTATAGTTAATCCTCTTGCTCATTCATTCTAATGTTAATTCTTCCGTTTTGCATTTTGTTCTGCTCCTTTACTTTTGTACTTACATTACCGGTAAAAAATTTACTTATAAATTTGTCTGATACTCTAGTATTACTACTACTTGTCCTTATCTTACACATATGCAGATATTTTTCTTGTAGATTGCTCTCCTTGCCATACGCTCTCGGGCTCACCATTTCTCTACTCTCTCAACTGCCTACGTTTATTCATTACTATGTTTGTTTATCTTATTACACACTAGCTTGAAAGTTTTTTCTCTGACGCACACCTCGCTTGCTCACTCGGGCTCACCATTTTCAGATTTGTACTCACTTGCTATGCTTTATATTATGTTATCTTTTTAAAAACTACCCTAATCCAGAAAGTTTTTTAATATTTCGAATTGCTATACTAATATATTAACAAGCTGTATACATCTTGTCAACATCTTTTGATCATAATGTTGCATTGTGATGATATCTTTTATATAATATATGTAGAGAAACAAATAACGGAGGAGTGTTATATATGGGAACTATTAAAGAAAGCAATACAAGAATAGCTGTAACTATCGATAAGAAGTTTAAGGCAGAGTTAGAGAAGCTGGCTGAAAAAGAAGGCAGAAGTTTATCAAACTTAGCTCTGATGGCCATTAAGGAATACTACAATAATCATAAGTAAGAGAGTGCCAAACGGTGCTCTTTTTTCTTTGCACCATATTCATAGATAGCTAGTCTATGCACCACGTGCAGTCTTAAAGTAGTCAGTCTATGCACCACATGCATATACCTTGCAACATATTCATAGACTTAAGCCATTGATATGACTGGGTTTATGACATCTTCTCCCTCTAAAATTAGTCTATGCACCACGTGCAGACTAACTATATGTATTATAGTATATAGCAAATATAAAATTTGCTATATAACTAGATGAATATAGATTTAGAAGAATCATGTTATTGATTATTTTGTATAGTCCAAAAAACTTAGCTTTTTGGGAAAGCAGTTTTTGTCCTATACAAATATACTTGCTCTGTCTTTTAGCTTTAGTTTAAGAAAGCTTTCTTTTATTCATTAATGGCCTTATATGATTCTTGTACAAAGCTGTTAATGAAGCTGATATTATTATCACCCCTATGCTGGCTCTATTTAAAGCAGGCTCGCTGTTTAAGCTTGTTATGTAAAAATACTCATACATGATTCTTAAAGCTCCATAGCGAAGCCCTGGGGTCGATATATAAAAATACCCGATACACTTTCATGATTGTGAAACAAAATGAAGTAGATCACCGCCCGCCCCACCAATGCAACAAAACTGTATTATATGCGTATAATTCGCTCTCACAGCCTCGCTATTACAATTTGACTGTCTAATATGTATATTTTCGCATTTATATATGAACTTGCTCTTAGAACGCATTTTAAAGAGATATCCATTCTTACTTCAAAAATTGAGGATTATTTCAAAATAACTAGAAAAATATACATTTAACGTTTTTATTCACGTTAGGCAGTCATATTGAAAGAATATCCTGGTTTGAAAAAGAATATTTTACTATGATAGTATATTTTTACACCAAACATATGAGGAGCGATTAAAATGAATGAAGTAAATGTAAATGTAGGAGATGTTCTTTGGGTAATCAGAACTAGACTTGTAGGGAAGGATGAGTATTATTACACAGAGCCAATATGTGTAGATGAATTAGATGAAGATTACATTATTGTGCATGAGGGATGTGAGGAGGAATTTGAAGGCTTTTATCCAGTGTATTATGAATTAGATAAAGAATGTTTTAAACTTAGAACTGACGCAGAGAATAAGATAATGCAAATGTATAAAGAAGATTACAATAAAGATAGAGTTTGGTATGTAGAGATTTCCAGTTTAAATGAAAATGAAAAAACAGCTTGGATTTCTGATACTGGTAAAATACTATCTAGAATAAATGAAAATGAGGTCTTAATAGCTTCAGATTATTGGGCAGATGAAATACCTCCATTCAAAGGCACATTGGGTGAAGATACTTTTCTTAATTTAGAGGAAGCTCAACAAAAAGCAGCTGAATATAATAAAACTTTTAAGTGGCAAGGATTTTCAATAGATGAAAGTTTCTTCGAGTGGCAAGTTTGCTAAATTAAAACTAATATATAATGAAGATAAATAAAATAATATAAGTGAAGATAAGTGGGAGTAGCATAGTCTAGTCCTTTAATTTTTTGCTTAACCCCCTCTCTTGAGCATATATAGCCCATATTGGGAGTCCCCCAAAATTATTCATAAAAAAGACCTATACAGTAAAACTGTATAAGTCCTTATCTCTTTATTCAAAGTCTAATTTGGGAAGTGAATTAACTATATCTACTGTTTGTACAGATACATTAATTACTCTTAATAGCAGATTAAATATATATTTATCATCGCCTACTTCTTTACACCAATCATTAGGATCATTTTTAATACCACTCTTTTTATCAATATCTAATTGATATCTCTCAATTATCCATTCAATAGCTGATTTTCCATTAATAATGTACTCATATGCCTTCTCAGGTATATTACTTATAGTTATATATGGATTATAAATAATACATGATTTATCAATTTGCTTATTCTTCTTGTTAAACTTCATTTTTTGTACAAAATAATCCTCTTTATAATATGTTACTGTTACTTTATCATAAATAGGTATCTCTTCATAATTAACATGCAAATCAGCTAACTTTTCACCTAATTTACTGAATGCACTAAAATTATCATAAGAATCTACCAATGGTATTCTTGACAATGATTTTTTTAAATCTGATTCAAAAGTATTTCTATAATCACTTGAGTGCAATATGCCATATACATAATAAAATATATTTTCTTTAGATATATCCTTTGTTTTATATTTTTTTTGACATTGCTTTAATATATAATCCGATATACCATCATGTCTAACTATTCTATTTTCACCATTGATGTTGAACAAATCGACTTCTGAAACTTCTTCATACCAATATAAAGGAAAACTCTGTGTGTGAAATAAGGTATCAAAATTAGGTATTATATTAGTCATTAGACATGAAAATGGCTTACTATTCCCTACACCACTAGTCATTATTGCTATATTCTTATCTTTAAATACCTTATCATTTTTATAAACACATTCATTAAACTCTCTTGTATAATACAATACCTGTTTTTGATAAGGTCGGTATTGTCCTATTGTAATGTTATTTTTATTTAACTTCTTTTCTTTTAGTGTTTTCATAGAGTTTAATAGTCCTCTTGACCAACTAATTTTTGTCAAATCTGCTGTAACATTATCCTTAAATGAAAAATTTTTAATATTACCATTGTAATCATTTTTTATTCTATTCTCGCACCTACTAATTTCATAATTATAAGTTGAAATTGTAGATTCCATATTATTAATCAAACCATTATAACTAAAATTATAAACCCATTTATCTCTAGATGTAACAACTCCACTAGTGTTTATTGTAAAAAAAGACTTCTCATCCCCTGCTATTGCTATAAAATCTTTATATTTATTTTGACATTTATTTATCCAATCATTATTATCATCAGGATAAATTTTCTTCCACTCTATATTACCAACATCATGATTATTTTTAATAATATTTAGCTTTTCATTTCTAGTCAAGTAATCTCCTATATCACAATAATTTACATAGCCATCATTCTTTTTATCGGGATTTTTCACTAAGCAAGTAATTGCAACAGGAGTCCTTGTACCTTGGCCAAAAACACTATCTTTTTCTTTTTTACGTTGTTCTCCTGTTGTTCTAGCATTTCCTCTGAGATTAAATACATATATAGATGTGAATTCATCAATTAAACATTTTCTAAAACCAGAAGAAGCCTTTCCATCAATAAAAGATCCATTTGTTATAAATCCTATAATTCCTTTATCTACAATTCTATCACTAGACCACCTAAAAGCTTTAATATATGCATCATATAATGCTTTATTCATGCTTGATGTTGAATTTAACACATATGTTTCAGCAATTCTCTTGTCAAGTTTAGGGTATTTTATATTCTGAGCATTATCATTCTGACTTTTTTGCCCTACAGAGTATGGAGGATTACCGATACAAACAGTTATAGGTAAATCTCTTTGTTTTTTTGCACGCTCACTATTGATAGGTAATATCTCTTCATATATTTTTCTTGTAAATTCATCTTCTTCCCAATCCTCATATAATTGAAAAGTATCTGTTAATACAATACCATTAAACGGCACATACTCATTAATTCCCATTACATGATGAAACGCTTCTTCAATATTTATTGCAGCTATATAATATGCAAGTAAAACTATTTCATTTGCATGAATTTCATTTGTATATTTGTAAATCAAATTATTTTGATTTATAATTCCACTTTGTATAAGTCTAACAATAAAAGTTCCTGTGCCTGTGAATCCATCTATAATATGAACCCCTTTATCAGAAAGTGTTTTGCCAAACTCTTGTTGTAGTAATGATTCTACGCTATTAATTATGAAGTCAACACACTCTGTAGGTGTATACACAATACCTAACTTTTCAACTTCTTTTGGCAATGCTGTTTTAAAAAATTTTTCATATAGCTCTATTACTATTTTTTGTTTACCTTCATAATTATCTATGTCTGCAGCTCTATCTCTAACGCTTTTATAAAATCTTTGAAGAGTAATTTTTTCTGCATCAAGTGACTTACTATCAAGTATATCCATCATTTTCTGCATAGTTTTAGATACAGGATTACTTTTGACAAATTCATATCCTTCAAATAAGGCATCAAAAACAGGTTTTGTAATCATATGCTGTGCTAACATCTCAATTGCATCTTCTTTAGATATTGAGGAATTTATATTTTGCTTTAGTCCTAAAACAAAATCATTAAAAATTTTATCTATCTTTGAATCATGTTGTTCTAGTAACATATTAATTCTTCTAATATGCGTTTTTGAAATTTCTGCGACATCTTTTGCCCATGATTCCCAATACATCCTTGTTCCAACTTTTTTAACCATTTTTGCATATATTGCATCTCTCCAATTGTCAAGACCATGTAGATTAAATGCAAGTTGAACTGCGGTGTTACCACTATTGGAAGTTTGAGTTTGACCGTTATCATTGTCTTGTTGTTTACTTTTACCAACTCCAATAACTCCAATTTGATCTGGCTTTTTCTTATTTAATTCTATTTTATTAATTGTATTATTAAATCTATCATCATGGGCTCTTAGTGCCTGTAATACAGACCATACAATTCTATAATTATCATTACTATCAAGTGCATCCTCTGGACTTTCAGTTGGAGGTATAACTATTGGTAGCATAACATATCCATACTGTTTTCCTGGTGATTTCCTCATAACACGTCCTACTGATTGTATAATATCAACCATACTACTTCGAGGATTCAAAAACATTACAGCATCAAGTGCTGGTACGTTAACACCTTCTGATAGACACCTTGCATTTGTTAATATTCTACATGTGTTCTCTTCACTATCCTCTTTTAACCAATTTATTTTTTCCTTCTTTTCAAGTGCATTAAATGAACCATCAACATGTTGTATTTCAATATTAACTAAACTTTCAGCTTCTTTCGGATTATTGCCTCTTATATGCTCTTGAATTACATTAAACATCTCTACCAATCTTTTAGAATCTTTAATTTGATTGCAAAATGCTACCGCTCTTTTCATTGGATATGGGTCCACCTTAAAACTATCATCTTCACTTTCTATAGATTTTTTAGATAAGCCATTCCAGCAACCCATTATTTTTACTGAATCATTCATTTTTAATTCATGATTTTTATCCATGAGTAAAGTTTGAAGTTCTAATTCTACATATCCTTGATCAATTGCTAATACAAGAACTTTGTAGTCAGTTAATAAATTATCCGCAACTGCATCACTAAAAGTTAAATTATGAAATTCTGGACCATATTTCTCTTCATTATCCATTGAACACAATTCTGCATTAATATCTTTAGCCTTATTTTTAACATTATCTCCAAAAATTCTTGGAGTAGCAGTCATATATAATCTTTTGTCAGCTTGTATGAAATTATTATCATGAACCTTAACAAAATAACTTTCATCACTGTCCCCTAAAGTAACTCCTGTTGTTCTATGGGCTTCATCACAAACTACAATATCAAATTTAATTTTAGATCTCTTCTGCAATTCTGATACAACATCTATTGATTGATATGTTGAGAAAATAAAATGCATATTATTTCCAATATTCTCAATATTATTAACATAGTTATATAATCTATTTACATCTGTAGTTGATGGAATACCTAAATCAACTGCATTTTCACCTTTTGATGCCTTATTATCACTACATACTACAAGTGCATCATATGTGTAATTACATTGTGCAGTCCACTCACTCATTGTTTGGTTAATAAGTGCAATTGATGGAACAAGAAATAATACTGTACCTTTACCATTAAGAAGTTCTTCAACTATCCTAAGACTTGTAAATGTTTTTCCAGTACCACAAGCCATTATCAATTTTCCTCTATCATTATTTTTAAATCCTTCTATTACATCATCTATTGCTTTTCTTTGATGTGGTTTTGGCTTGTATTTCTCTTTTAATTGAATCTCATTATTTATAGAAAATTTCTTCCAATCAATTTCTGATTCTAATAAATCTACCATACCAATTCTTCTAACTGGAGGATTTTGATCTATAAGTACATCCTCTGCATTCTTACTATATTTATCAGTAGTTGAAATTATAAATCTAAATGAATATGAAGTCTTAACTCCATCCACATTAAAAGATTTAGATGATGTAGCTAAAAAAGTATCAACATCTGCTTTAGATATTGAATAATCCTCATCATAAAATTTGCACTGTATAGCCCAAAATTCTCCTTGATATGTCTTTGCAACAAGGTCTATTCCTGTATCCCCTACCGCATTCCTATAAGGGAACTCTTTCCATGTCCAAACTTGCTCTATATAAGATGAATATTTAGGTTCAATTAGTAAATAACTTTTTATTAACTGTTCAAAGCTTGTCCCTTTATCTCTTTGATTTTTGTATAATTCTTTAAACTGTTCTAACAACCCATTTACTGTAGTGTAATCATACACTCGCTTTTGTACCGCTTCCATAACAACCCCCATAAATATCCCATTTGTATAATTTAAACAATATAACTCAAAACTTTACATATATGTATATTATATATTATACAGTATTTATAATCCATGTTTTTATATTTTTGTATATTATATATATGCAAAGTTGTTTTTATAACTTTTTTTGGATATATATATGTGTTACAATATTTTCATAATATTGAAGGAGGTATTATATGGGTAGACAATCCAAAGGAAGTGGAACATGGCAAAAGGAAGTAAGGAAAGGAGGTAAAACATATTATAAGTACACCTGTGTGATAGGTAAGAATGAAAACGGTACTTCTAAGCGGAAAACATTCTGTGGCTATACTAAACAAGAATGTATTCAAAAATATAAAGACTTTACAGCAGAAGCATTAAATGAGTTTGATTATAGAGATAAAGAGATAACTGTTCAAGATTGGTTTTATCACTGGCTCTTTAACATTAAGGCTATAACAATTAAGCCTGACACCATTGAGCGATATGAGGGTATCTATAGAAAATATATCCGAAATTCATCTCTGGGAAGAATGAAGCTAATAGATGTACGTCAGCAAGATGTACTTGATTATTTTAAGGAGCTTACTATGATAGGATCTAGCGACAATAACAATATGGTTATTAAGAAAGCTTTAGCAACATCTGCTAATGAAGCTATCATCCAAGAATATTTGAACAGGAATTATTTCGCACTTACTAAGCTACCTAAACCAGTTCCAAAAGATAGAATAAAAGTATTCACAAAAAAGGAGCAGGAATTTCTTATACAATATGTAAGAGATACTAACCATCCTTTAAAAATGGTTATAATCTTCGACTTTGCTACTGGCCTCAGACAAGGTGAATTGCTAGCTCTAAAATGGAGCGATATAAACTTATCCCAAGGTAAGGTAGCCATCAATAAGACAATGCGAAAAGTAGCTCGGATTAATCCAAAGACATTGGCAAGAACTACCGAGAATATTATCCAAAATCCAAAGACTCCTACGTCTAAAGGAGAAGTATCTATTCCAAGTGAGGTTGTTAAGGAAATGAAACAATATAGAAAAGAGCAACTTGCTATGATTAAAAAGGACAAAAACATGAAGGATAACGGAATTGTATTCCCTAATTTTGAAGGTGAGTATTCTGACGCAAATTATCTGAATAAAAGATATGCAAAGTTATTAAAAGAAGCTGGACTTGAGCATAGAGGTTTTCATGCAATAAGACACTCATTTGCAACCAGACTCTATGAAGCTGGAGTTGATGATAGAACTATCCAAATGTTAATGCGACACAAAGATATATCTACCACAATGAATATTTATGTAAACATCTCGAAGGAACATCAATTTAATTCGGTGAATAAGTTAAACAACCTATTTTCAAAAAACTAG